AACAAGGTGCTGTTCATTGAGGAGATCCAATCAGATTGGGCGCATAAGGGGCAGTCTGAGGGTTTTTATACTAAAAAATCATTAGCAGCTGAAAGGCGAATGGGGGAAATAGGGAAGAGACAGGATCAAATTAGTAATGAAATATCAGAAATTAGAAACGACCCAAGTTACACCAGAGAAGCAAAAGCAGGAGGATACAGCAGGAGAATAGTTGAATTGGAAAACGAAAATAAATTATTACAGCAAGAAATGGAAGTAGTGCGAAGAAAAGATTATGGTTATGTCCCTGAAGGCCCATTTGTCCAAGACATACACCAGTGGACAAACCTTGCACTGAAGCGGATGGTCCGGTGGGGATCTGACAATGGCTTTGACTCAATTGGATGGGTGACAGGGAAGCAGTCAGCAGATAGGTACAATGTTAGTAAAGTGGTTGATTCAATACATTGGAACCCAGATTCAACTAGGTTGGTTGCGGTTGAAAAAGGTGGCAATAACATGGTTATTAATGAACTTGTGCCAGAAGATAAACTTGCTGATTTTATTGGCAAAGAACCAGCAAATAGACTTTTAGAGTCACGAACAGATAAGGCTAAAGTCCAACAACAGTTTGATGATGGGTTATTATCAGAAAGTGAGCGAGATTATATGATTGGCTCCCATTCTTTAGAAGGTACAGACCTGGACATTGGTGGAGATTACCACAAGTTGATTTATGATGATGTACTGCTGGCACAGGGTAAGAAGATTGGCAAAAAGTATGGCGCAAAGGTTGAGGAAGGGATTATTGGGTTAGGGAAAGATTTAGAAGTTAAAAAACGCTATCCTAACTTAAAGGAGGGGGATATAGAAGGGGCAGGAGATTGGTATTTATGGGATAAGAATGCAAATAAGATAGTAGAAAGAGAGGCTGAAACAAGCCAAGGAATGATGAACATAAAATATTATAAAAGTGAAGAATCAGCAGAACTGGCTATCGGTGTAATGAAGAGTAAAGGACTAGCACCTGCAGCAAATAAAGTCTGGACCATGCGCCTTACAGACAAGCTAAAACAAGCATCTAAGGACGGTATGCCATATTATGTGGCCCTTCCACCTCTTGCAATCGGAGCAGCAGCTGCAGAGCAGCGTACCGATGCACAGAGACTACAATCAAAATCAGACGCACAAGCAATAATGGCAAATTAATGTTTAAACTACCAGATCACGAAAAACTAATTACATTCTTAAAAAACGCAAGGGTGCATAAATTCACCGGACTAGGAATTGATATTGAATTCTTTCAGGAACTTCCAGATATATCATTCCCTGAACCACAACAACAACAAAGTGACCAAGACCTAACTAAACAATATCTTGAAGGGGTACGATGAAATTCTGGTGGAATGAAACAGATGAAACAGAAATGGGGAATTTGCTCACTGAGCTGATCAATCAGCTGCGTGACGATCACAGCAGCAGGCACACCCTGAACCTCGACATGATGCGAATGTACACCCAAAGGGATTATGACGGAATGGGGCGTGCAGATAGCAACAACAATTTCAGCAATGAAGACTACAGGATGCGTATGAATGTTGTTGGTAACATCACAGACACGCTGGTTTCGCGTATTGGTAAGAATAAACCTAAACCAATGTATCTCACAAAACGTGGAGACTATAAGTTGCGCCAGAATGCAAAGCGTTTAACTGATGTTATGGAAGGTATATTTTACCAGACCGGTATTTATGATGTTATGCCGAAAATATTCCAAGACAGCTGTATATTCGACATTGCTGTTATGAAGATAGGCAGAGAAGGATCTGAGCTATTTGTTGAGCGTGTTTTCCCAAATGAAATACTATGGGACATGAACGCATCAATGTATGCAGATCATCCACCAAGCCTGCACCAGATAAAAAGCATACCGCTGGAAACACTTATTCTGCAATTCCCAGAACGTGAAGAAGAATTACGCTATTCTGCTGCAACAGATGATGACGGCATGATGAGTTCAGAAGAAGGCCATGAAGCAGAAATGGTAGAGTGCGTAGAAAGCTGGCACTTGCCTAGTATGTATGACAGCGACGATGGCAGGCACGTTATTCATATGGACAACGTAATCCTAGAAGATAATCAGTACACATACTCAAGCTTTCCGTTTATTTTTTGCAAATGGGGTGATGCATTGGTGGGTTTTGCTGGTATTTCACTCGCAGAGCAGCTCAAGAATATCCAGATGGAGATTAACAAACTAGCGTTGCGCATTCAACAATCAATGCACCTACTTAGTGTACCGTGGTTATTCGTGCAGCATGGAAGTCGTGTAGTAGAATCAAGGCTCCGCAATGTTCCTGGGACAATTATTAATTATGTGGGCGAAAAGCCCAGCTCGCTTGTCCCTACTGCCATGAGCAGCGAAGTTTATCAGCACATGGAAAGACTCTACCAAAAAGCATATGAGATCGCAGGTGTGTCAGAACTATCTGCAACAGGTAAAAAACCTGCAGGTCTTGAATCTGGTGTTGCACTAAGGACATATCACGACATTGAAACTGAGCGTTTTGTCTCAGTTGGACAACGTTTTGAGAAGTCTTTTATGGATGCAGCATCATGGTTCTTTGACCTTGCAAGAGAGATTGTAAAAGAGTCAGGAAGTTTTCCGGTACGAGGTATTAAAGGTCATGCACTTGAAACAACCGATTTCAAAGACATTGAACTTGCGCAGAACGATTATATCTTACAAGCGTATCCTGTATCACTGCTGCCATCAACGCCTGCAGGCCGTTTACAAGCTGTGACTGAATTAATCCAGAATGGTATTATTAGTGAACGCAGCCACATTGTCCGGTTGCTAGACTTTCCCGATCTTGAATCCGTCACAAGTTTGTATGATGTACTTGAGCGTGATGTCGAGTGGAGAATTCAGGAAATAATTGATGAAGGAATCTACCATGCACCAGAACCTGTTTTGGATCTAGCATTTGCTAAAGAGCGCATGACGATTGCCTACCTTGAAGCACAGCAAGATGAGCTGGACCTTGATAAAATAAACATGATGATTCAGTTTATTGAAGAATGTGATGCACTAATGCAACCTGAAGTGCCTGAAGGCGCACCTCCAGCTCCAGCAATGCCTGGAATGCCACCACCAGCAGCAGGACCACCACCAGGCCCGCCAATGCCTGAAATGCCAATGCCTGAAATGCCAAATATGGGAGTGCCAACAGAGACACCTCCACAATTACCAATTTAATCTTAAACTAAAACGGACATGGAAGAACAACAAACGGAAACAGTCGAAGTAGCAGAAACAGATCAACTATCAGAACAAGATACACTCCAAATAAACGAGTGGCTTGATGACAAAATAGGTACAGATACAGAAGACGTTGAAGTAGCAGAAGATACAGAAGAAGTAGCAACAGAACCTGAACCAGTAGAACTTGCACAAACAGAAGTTGAAGAAGTTGCAGAAACACCAAGAGTCAGCAAAGCGTTTAGCAAGGTTGCGAAAAAAGAACGCGAGGTGCAGCAACAACGGCAAGAGCTGAACAAACTAAAAGCTGAACTAGAACCTTTGCGTAAAGCAAAAGAACGCGCAGATCAAGGGGATATGCTTGGAGCTTTAGACGGAATTGGATGGAATTATGAAAGTGCAACCAATCAAGTTTTGCAAGATGGTCAACTACAAGCACCAAAAAAAGAACAAGCTGCTGCACTTACTCCAGAGATTGAGGGCCGTCTTGCAAAGCTAGAAACAATGGAACGGCAAAAACAAGTTGACTCTTATGTGAATCGCATGAAAACTAAAGTTGAAGGTGATGAGCGGTTTGAGCTGGTCAAAGATAATTGGGCGAACGCTTGGCCTACAATATTAGAAATGCAAAAGATAGTTGCGCAGGAAACTGGCACTATCAAACAGGATGAAGAAATACTCCTTGAAGTAGAAAATTTCTATGAGCAACAGGCTCAAAGTCTTGCCAAAAGCAGCAAGATGAAAAAACTGTTTCAGCCCGCAGCTGACTCACCGGACAAACCTGCGGATTCTCCACGGATAAAGAAAACTCTCAGAAACAAAGTAACCGCGTCACAACCTGTTGACAAAAGTGCGGTCCCAAAATCGCGAAGGGAACGCCTGGAATCAGCACTTGCTGCATATAGCAGTAGTTGATGCACAAATTTTAATTATAATATGGAGAATAATCCAAATGGCGAGTGCTACTACTTTAGCTAATTGGGATAATGCGTTGAAACAATATTACCGTGGTGCAGCTGTAGAAGAATTAGTCTACGACTCGCATCCTCTGATGGAACTTCTTCCCAAAGACGAAAAATTTCGCGGGAAAAACGCACCTATTCCAGTTTATATCAC